GATTTTCTGCGTAACCCTACGACAAGTGATGTAACTAAATTAGAAGATGTTGAAGCTGTCAAAAGAAGTGTAAAGAATTTAATACAAACAAATCATTATGAGAGACCTTTTCATCCTGAAATAGGTAGTGATGTAAGAGCATTGTTATTTGAAAATATGACACCTCTTACTGCATTAAATTTAGAAAGAAAAGTACAAGAAGTTTTAGTAAACTTCGAACCTAGAGCAAAAGTAACTTCAGTTGTTGCTGAACCAAATGTAGACGCAAATAGTTATCATCTACAAATTAGTTTTTATGTTGTAGGTATTCAAACACCAGTTGTCGTAGAAACATTTTTACAAAGGTTAAGATAAAATGGCATATGTAGATATTTCAGGAAGTAATAATATATGGCAGTATGATAATTCTGCTACTATATCAAACACATATCCTAAATCAGCAGATGGCGCTAATTCAGTAATATCAGGTGGTATTAGAACATATACAAAACCTGGTACAAGCGATACGGTACAAGTTTATATTAGATGTAGAAAAAAAGGTGAAACAAAAGAGCGTGGTGAGTTATCAAAAACTTACTATGACGCACAATAGGAATAAAAAATGGCAAATACAAAATTAGATATTTCAGAATTAGATTTTGACGCAATTAAAGTAAATCTAAAAAACTTTCTTTCTAAACAATCAGAATTTTCTGATTATAATTTTGAAGGTTCTGGTTTTGCCATACTTTTAGACTTACTTGCTTATAATACACACTATCTAGGTTTCAATGCTAATATGTTAGCAAACGAAATGTACCTAGATTCAGCAGACATAAGAGCAAACATAGTTTCACTTGCGAAGATGTTAGGTTATACTCCTACTTCTGCAAAAGCACCAGTTGCTTCACTTGACATTATTGTTAATGGTCCTGTAGGAACAACTTTAGTTATGGATAAAGGTACAACATTTACAACTAGTGTTGATGGTACTACTTACAATTATATTACAAACGAAGAAATATCAACTTCACCAGTAGATGGTGTATTTAAGTTTTCAAATGTTTCTGTATACGAAGGAACTGCAACACAATTTAGATATACGGTTGATGAACAAGATCCAGACCAAAAATTTATTATACCTAGTGCTAATGCTGATACATCTACTTTAAAAGTAAAAGTTCAAACAAGTTTACAAGACGCAACATCAACTACATTTACACAGGTTACAGGTTTAACAAAACTTTCAAACGAAAGTGCTATTTACTTTTTAAATGAAACTGAAACAGGTAAGTTTCAAGTTACTTTTGGTGATGGTGTACTTGGTAGAAAACTACAACAAGGTAACATTGTAATTTTAGATTACATTGTATCAAATAAAAGTTTATCTAATGGTGCAAAAACATTTACACCTGCAGGTACTATTGGTGGTTTTTCAGATATTCAAGTTACTACAAAAAGTGTATCGCAAGGTGGTAGTGAAGCTGAAACAAAAGAAAGTATTAGATACAATGCGCCGTTACAATACACAGCGCAAGATAGAGCAGTTACAACTTCTGACTATGAAGGAAAAGTATTATCAATTTATCCTAATGCACAATCAGTAAGTGCTTGGGGTGGTGAAGATGATGAGACACCTGTTTTTGGAGTTGTTAAAATTGCAATTAAGGCAGCAAGTGGTTCTACACTTACAACGCAAACTAAAAAAGATATTGTTGATAGATTAAAAGAATATAATGTTGGTTCTATTACACCACAAATTGTTGATCCAGAAGTAACATCTATCTTATTAACTTGTAACGCAAAGTTTGACGCTGCTTCTACAACAAAAGACGCTGAAACTTTAAAATCAGATATTATAACTAAACTTACAGATTACAATACAAGTACACTACAAAAATTTGATAGTGTATTCAGATATTCTAAAGTAGTAAAAGAAATAGATGACGCTGATGTTTCTATTTTATCAAACATTACAACTTTAAAAATTAGAAAGTCTTTTGCTCCTACATTAAATTCATCTTTGAAATATAATGTATATTTTAGAAACGCACTTTACAATCCTCATACTGGACACAACTCTACTATGGGTGGTATATTAACATCAACAGGATTTAAAGTAAATGGTTCTGATTTAGAACAATTTTTAGATGATGATGGACAAGGTAATGTAAGAAGATATTATCTGTCAGGTGCAACTAGAGTTTATACAAATTCAACGCAAGGCACTATTGATTATTCAACAGGTGCAATTACAATTAATTCATTACAAGTAACAACTATATCAAATATTAGAGGGAGTGCTTCAAGTGTAATTGAGTTAACCGTACAACCATCTTCAAACGACATTGTTCCAGTTAGAGACCAAATATTAGAAATTGATATTGCAAACTCTACCATCAATGTTGATAAAGATACTTTCGTTGGTGGCGCTTCAGACGCTGGTGTCGGTTACAATACTACATCTGCATATTAAGTAAATGGAATTTACTAAAAAGGTAAGTAATTTTATTGATAGTCAGGTACCCGAGTTTGTACTTGAAGACCATCCTAAATTTGTAGAGTTCTTAAAAACTTACTACACATTAATGGAATCTGCTGAGTTAACAATTATTAACTCACAAAGTACCGAAGGTATATTACTTGAAACCGAAACAAATCAATTTAATAATCTAGTATTAGACGCTTCTCGTTTAGGTTCAGAAGCAACTCAAATAGACGCAGGTTCAAAAATTTTACAAGAGACTTCTTCTTATGGTGATTTCACTATGGGTGAAGTTATAAAAGGTCAAACTTCTAAAGCAACTTCTGTTATTTTAGCAGAAGAAAATGGTGACGGTAAATTTATTGTCAATGTACAAGACAAGTTTATAAAAGGCGAAGTTGTTGTAGGACAATCTTCTGGTGCTTCTGGTACTATTGGAGATTATAGACCTAATCCTGTTCAAAACATACAAGACTTATTAAATTATAGAGATCCCGACAAAGTTATTCAACACTTCTTAACTCAATTTAGAAATGAGTTTATGAAAACAATACCTGAAGATTTAGCAGATGGTGTTGACAAAAGAAACTTAATTAAAAATATTAAATCACTTTATAGAACAAAAGGTACTGCAAAAGGACACGAAGTATTTTTTAGATTGTTGTTTGGTTTAAAATCAGAAACATTTTATCCTAGAGAACAAATGCTTAGAGTATCAGATGGTGAGTTTACTTTTAATAGAGTATTAAGATGTTTAAATCCTATAGGTGATACTGGTAAATTAATCGGTAGAAAAATTACTGGTACAACTTCTAATGCAACTGCAATTGTAGAAAACATATCTCGTTTCCAAGTAGGGTCTGATTTAATTTCTGAATTTTTATTAAATGAAGAAAGTATTACAGGTACTTTTGCTGTAGGTGAAACTATACAAGGTACTGCTAGTGATACAGACGACTTGTTTATTAAAACAACTATTACAGGTATACCTGGAACATTTACAATTCAAAATGACGGTGCATTATTTAAACAAAACGATAATGTTAATTTAGATGGTGGTGGCGGTGGTGCAATCTGTCAAGTATCAGAAATAGGACAAGGACCTATTACAAATTTCTATATCAATGCGGCTGGTACAGGTTATCAAATAGGTGACCAACTTACTTTTGATAATCAAAATACAGATGGCGCTGGTGCAATAGCAGAAGTTGCTGTTGTTAATGGTGCAATTGCAGGAGAAACAGGAAGTGGTTATGACCATATTGTTTATGAAACTGCAACAAGTAGAAATGATATTAACCCAGGCGATAAAATAGTTTTAGAAGAAGGTATCGGAGATATTACAGATATCAGATTGATTAAAGGTGGTAATGGTTATAGCACAACACCTAATGTAACGGTTACAAGTTCAACTGGTATAAATGCTGATATATTTGCATATGGTGATGAAATTGGAAAATTACTTGGTATTAAAGTTATCGAAGCAGGTTCTAAGCACGAGCAAGCTGTTTCGCCACCTGTTGTAAAACTTCCTCAATCAATTATTATTTTACAGGCTAGTGGTGACTATGCTGTAAATGAAACCGTTAT